TATTACTCAAGAGTGGGGGGGTATCCTCCCGGAAATATCCGGGAGAATGCACCACCAGATTCTTAAGTCTCTAGGTGTAGGTAAAAGAGAGGTGGACTTTCACCACTTCCATATGTCTACGAAATCAGGCCCTAATGGTCAAGCCCTCTATACTTCTATGCATGATCTAACTGCACTACCAGCAGCTTTAAAGAGTGATTTAATCACTCTTGCTGGTAGCCCAATGCGATCTGCTATAGAAAATATTGAGACTTGTAAAATTGGAGAACTGACTGCGCAAGAAATTTGGAAGAAAATGAATCCGCCCCGTGCTCAGAGTTACTTTAGAAAGCTTTCTTACTTCAGTGATAAAGAAGGGAAAACTAGAGTCATAGCTATTCTTGATTATTGGTCACAGACCTGTTTATTTCCTCTCCATCATGAGATTAATCTCATTTTGAAGAATATTAAACAGGATTGTACTTTTAATCAAAATCAGTTTATGACTGCACTACCGAGCCATGGTCCTTACTATTCTTTAGACTTAACCAATGCAACTGATCGTATGCCTGTAGCTTTACAAGTAAAGATACTAACAGAGATCATTGGAAAGGAAAAGGCTGAAGCCTGGAAAAGGATTTTGACTGAGTGGGTGTACTACCATCGGGAGCAGCCTAATATAAAATATCAGACTGGTCAGCCAATGGGTGCATATTCTTCATGGTGTATGATGGCATTAACCCATCATTACATAGTAAGGTGGGCAGCTTTTAGGTGCGGAAAACCGCACTTTAGAAACTACGCCTTATTAGGTGATGATATAGTCATTGCCGACCATGAAGTAGCTAACGAGTATAAGGTCCTTCTGGGACTTCTTGATATGCCTATCTCTTCAATGAAAACACATACATGTGATTACATGTATGAGTTTGCGAAGAGATGGGTATATAAAGGTCAAGAAATCACAGGGTTCAGTATCTCTGGTATCTTTGAAGTTTGGAAGAGTTATTCGCTCTTACAAAATTTCTTAGAAAACCAGGGACACCATCGTTGGTTGCTTCCAGTAGAAAAGCACCCGGGTCTGATCCGCGACATATATAGCTTATTTGGCAAGGCACAACAAAGTGTCCGAGTTACTAAACTATATATGCTTTTCACAGCATTAATTGATATTAAGAAGTCGAGAGTGTTTAATACGAAACCTTATGAGGTTTTAGTACAATACTTTGGGCTCCCTGAACTATCACAGGAAGTTTCGCTTCCTCTTGTAGAGGAGGTGATACGATCTGTAAAGATTCAAATGCTGATGTCGGATATAGAAATGTTCCAGACTGACGTCTATAAGCTGAATACAGCTCATAGTGGACAGTTTAAAGAACTATTTCCAGGCTTGAACGACCAACAGTACACAAAGTTCCTCGCTGAGCATACTCCAATAGTTCGTGTCTTAAATGACATGATAGATAAAAGTACTAACATCCTCTGTATGGCTTTTGATCCAGACTGTAGTCCGGACCAATTAATCCAATCAGAGGGTATAAGTAAGTACTATATCTCTAAAGGTGTATTTTCTTTGAGAAACTCCCACTCCGTCACCTTGGCAACCAGTAGACTAGTAAAACTCTTCCTAAACGAAGTTAAGAATGTCTTACCAGAGAAACTTAAGTCAACTCAGTAAGAAGCGGCCTATGCGAATCCAGAGAGCGTTCTCTCTGGAACGGAATCTAGGAAACTAGAAACCGAGGCTTGCATAGGTCTGTACCCCCATCACCGTTGTGAT